TGCAACGAAAAACCCACTATATGGACACTAGAGCGTGGCCATATGTGGTACCGCGTTTACTACGGTGTGAATATTTAGACAAAGCTGCATAAGTAAATCAAAAAGAACGCTTACCCTTAAAGATAATCGTTATTAATGATTGATATGCAGTGACTCTAAATAAGAGCACTGCTAAGGGTAAGCATACCTTAGGAAAAATTCCCCAGAAAGGTCATGTTCTGGTTAAAAACCTAAGTTGCTTGTCATGGTTAATTACGTGACTTGAACCAAGAGCGGTCCAAATCCAATAAAATAACCGAGTTGTGCGTCCTCAGCGGCCGCACGGTAAATGGCTTTATTCGTGACAGTTGAACTGTTCTGCGAATATTGGAGAGCCATAAACGGGACCAAGTCGTAAGGGTAATTGGTACTAACCTTAGAGCCATCATTATCAATGACAATTAAACGACTTGGATTATTGGTATATTGTGGGAGCAACACGTCAACTCCATTAGGAGATTGTACAAATATTGCAGGGTTGGCAGTGGTGAGCGTGCCAGAAGCACCACTAACACCTGGTTTGACCCATAAGTTGCTAATAGCAGCAGACCCATTGGTAAAACCAGTTCCCAAAGTGGTACCAGCTAATTGAAGTAACGAGGAAGATCCTGCTTCCATTAAATCAAAAGCCTGACGAGAGAAATCAATTTGAGTGAAAACACTATTTGAGGAGTTAATACTATACCGCATACCTCCTCTAGCTAAGGCATAACCAGTAGATATAAAAGAATACATATCACCCATCATAGCGCCAGTAGAGGTGGCAACTAAACCACCTCTGAAGACACCTGTTGACCAGGGGTACATACGAAAGGCTACAGTCGTATCAACTGTAGCTGAATTGAAATATATTCTACTATACCTAGAAATGAGTTGTTTCAAACTAGAAAATTTCTCACCAATACTAAATTCTTCTACCATAGGTATGGTACTGGTATCATTGCCAATGACACCAACAGCCTTAGTATTGGGTTTGTCTCCAGACTGTGGCGAGTATGGAGTTAACGATGGATTATTAACTACTGCAAGTTCAAAATCTTCTGCTGCAGCGTAATAAACCAAAACCTGTGTAGAAGTACTACAGGTTGGGGGAGCTTGTAATGTATTAAGGACCATGATTTGGAATGTTCCCATATCTAAATCTGTCTGTTGCCAAGCACCCTTGAGCATATAAGGCAAGGTAATCTCAACTTCCGTGACTTCACGCAAATCTACGATAGTTCTCATAGAATAAGCAGAGGTAGTCAGAGTGGGATCTGTTGCCAAAGAATTGTTAGGAGACCAAGTGATCAACAATCTGCCTGAATGAAAGTCAGTTTTAACAAACTTAAGTATAACTTTGATTCCTCCACGATAGCGACCAAAAGCATTTGCTACATGCGCGAAGGGTGGATAGGTCCTAAAGACGGCCAAATTAGGAGACGCAAGACCATTGTTATACTGATTGTAAAGTAAAAGAGGCCCGATTGCTTTCTTATATAGGACGTCTCCAACATTATTGGAAGAACCAAAGCCAAACTGCTCAAGATAAGCTGGTACACTCTTAATATAGTTCCACGACATCTCATCAACATCAGAGCCCGCAAAACCAGGTAAAATACTGACCATAGGATCAGCGTCAATAGAAAGTGGTTCAGACTGACTAGTGCCACTGGCATTTCCAAAATTATGAAAAGGCCTAGTAACAACAAACACGGGAGGAGTGGTGAGATTGGGTTTGGACCAACCAAATGAGCTTGCAAGGTTAGAGGTTGCACGGAAAACCCATGCAGCAGGAGTAGCCATAGAAGACAACATTGGAACTCCTTTAACAACCTCAGCAGCTCGAGCTGCCAGTGAAAGGGCTGTTGAGATAGGTTTACCCTCTGCCATAGCTTGCTCCTCAGCTTCAGAACTAAGCTTCTTGGTCGTTCTGGTTCTCTTCCTGTCTCCAGACTGAGGCACTATAGGGGCAGCAAACTCAGCATCTTTGATACTAATAAACAATTGAACTTCAACTCCGGCAGAGCCTGATACACCAGTAGCAAGGTTAGAGAGAACAGCTACGTAAACTGTACCCCAATCTAATCCAACACCTCTAGCGTTCATCCAAGGCGTAGGTCCAACCCAGGGTATCTCTAGCTCACAACTAGTGTCCCGGCAATCCATCTCAACACTGGGGTGTTGAGTGCACTGAGTCAAATCAACATTGTGCATGGCTCGCCAGGCTAAAGGTTGAGCGGAGACAAATGGCAAACAGTGAATAAGTAAACGACCTTGCTGAAAAGGTTGAGCATTAATAACAACTTTAACGCAGAGAGTACCTCTGAATAAATTGTAACCATACAACTTATTTTGCCAAATAGGAGTAGTCGTAACCGAAGCGGTAGGATAAAGTATAAGGTTGTTACCAGCTGTGTCACCAGCAGTCCAAAAATAGGAGCCAGCTAAATAAGGTTTAGCCAAAAATGATCTAATACTAGGTTCATCAACAGCTGAAACTGACAAACCTTTCATTCCAGATATAGACATAGGAAATTCGGTCTTGACAGTAATAGCATCGTCAACGAAAGTGGTGGTGATTTGTTCTGTAATCGGAGTATCGGTCTCACCACCATGTGGACCGATTTTCTCGATGTAATCTTCATTATTTGTTTGAGCGATTCGGGAGTTTTCACAGTGAGAGATGAATCAATTTTCACTGCTATCAATTTTAGGGATATTGTGGGACTGCCACGGTGCATCCCTTAGTTAAATAACTAACACCACATTTTCCCGATCTACGGCTGCCTTAAAATTGAAACTATGCAGCTTTCGCAGGAGAGTTGGCTAGTACATAGCCGGTGTGGTCCGAATCTTGGCCCTACATGATCGATGGGACACAAACGGGGGAGGTTTACCATAATACTTGACACTTGCGTCTATAAATTTAGGTGCATACTTATCAAAATATTGTGGTGAGTGCAACGACAATTCATACAAGGCTTGAGTTAACACCTCATACTCATTGTCAGGAGGGGCATTTCGCTTTGTCCAATATGGCATTTCCTTAATGGTATCAATATCAAGCGGGGCTAGAACTGTTTTATCAGCTACATAAAATCCCCGCTTGAGGAAAGTACAAAATTTTAAATCACGAAATTGGGTGCCCAAGGGGGTTTTATCAGCAGCAGTATAGGAATACCCCAAGTCCAAAAGAACTTGGGCAACTTTACTGGGCGTAACTAATTCTTTTAGTGTAGCCCTAACTGACCAGATATTGTCATCCCCAAGAGCTATAAATCTAGCTTCCTTCGACAATAAGGAAATGACATGCACATAATCCACCTCAGTGGCAATTCTATGATCTTTACCACAAGCTGCGGAAACTATTGCATATCGTAACAAAATATTATTGGCTATTGTATTAAACATAGTAGTAAAGAAACTACCAGAAGGCATAGAACCAGCCGCACTCCAAATCACTCCATCACACAAATATTGCGGATTGAGTAATTCTTGTGAAAAGACTCGCCTAACCCAGGTATCTTCTTCAGGACAACCTTTATAATAACTCTCAGCTACTTTAAAGGACATACTATGTAAATTTTCTAAAATATTCTTATCATATTGTTTGTGATCTCCATCAATGCAGCCAGCATCACCATTAAGAACATGTCGATAGAGCATAGCCCATTCTTCGCCGTAAGGATTAACTCCCACGGCACTACCGTTCTTAATACGATTAGACATCATCCAACGTATAAAATCACCAAAATACATCCTACAGGCTATAAGAAAAGCTAAATCAGTTCCAGATATCATTCGAGTTTCCCCGTCTTCATACTTGGATAATTTTCTCCTCTCGTCCTTAAGGAAAGTCATAAAAGCATGTTTATCGCGTTGACCAATTTTGGCTTTAGCAATAATAGCTAATACTTGTAATTTGAGTTTCTTACATGCCGGAGTATCAAAATCATAAGGTCCATCTTTTCCAAAGAAATCCGTTTTCCCTGGTCCCTCAGTATACATACACAATGGGTACCCAGGACTAGTTGCCCGAGGAATTCCCTCACAGAATTCAATTCCAGGCACGCCTTCAACAGCTTCCTCAAAGGATAAAAGACGAGGACTCCATGGTTGATTGGCGTCAGCATTTGCATGTAAGTGGTGTATATACTCATCAGTAACATTATCCATCAACACAGAATTATAGGCGGGAAAACCTCCACCATAATCCTTAAAAGCTTTCTGTATAGGTCTAACCAATTTTCCATCCCTCGTGAAATTCCTAAGGCGTGCAGGCCTGGTCTTAGCAGGACCCCACTCACCATAAATAGCACTCGGAATAATATTGGTTTTAGTTACAGAACGCGGAGCTTGAACTTCCTCCATAGCAACCTTATTAGCACAAGGTTTTTCAGGAAGATCATTTTCAGGTAATTTATGACAAACATACATTTGAGGCTCCATAGATATCTCATCTTCATCTATTTCAGGTACTACTATATCTGAGTCCAGCTCAGCTAAGGCTTTAGTAACCTGAAGATTACTAAGAAAATATGAAACTCCATGTCCACTTGCGGAACCAGCTACATGAATACCAAGAATGACAGGTTTTGATGTCTTAGGATTATGTCCATAACAGACTGACCCGCAATCACCAACTCCAGTTCTTAATCGATACTCAATACAACAATCTACCGAATAATCTCCATAAGACACATGACCAAAAGAACCTTTAGAAATCATCTGTAAGGGTCCAGTCTCCTTAACAACATTCAACATAATATTGAAATTATAATTAAAGAGAGGATGATCAATGTCAATGAAATATTCAGTGAGATCACAATGTGCATGAAGATTCTTAAAACGCACGAAGGCTATATCCTCCAAAGTTGTATCACTTTGGGTAACAGCTGCTATAGTTAGATCCTGAGGTTTAAAACAATACTTAATGGTAGAGTTTGGCTTACGTAATTCTACGCTCGCGGCGGGATCCTCAGAATCGTTATAGAAACCATTACTGGACATTTCCAACATCTTATCAATAAAGTGGAAAGGTATAACAGCAACATTATCTTTAATAAAAGTAACTGACCCACAGGCGTCACGATCATGATTAAGAGCAAACAGATAAGTGTTTTTCTTAAAAACTTTGTGAGCAAACTGAGACAAACCTTGCGAGATCGCAGGTATGTCATTAAATTGTGGATCAAATCTACTTTGCTTTATAAAGCGAACATGTTGATATTGTTGTCTAGCAGCAATAGGAGCTCTCTGTTTAATCCAATCATGACGTGAATGCGCTTGAGGATAAACCTTAGAGAGACACTTAACTACTATAAAAACAACTGGGGCAAGAACAGCCACAGCACCAATTAGCTTAGTGAGAAACGGATGTTCTCTAACAAAGCCAACTGAATTGCTGCTCGCTCTACGAATACCTCCCATAATACTAGAAAAAGTGGAAGAATCTTTACGTATGTATTGACTAACGACTTCAGGTATATCATAACAATGTAAGGTTATCCATGAGGTCATATCACGATCAGGAGTAAAAGTTAAAGCAATTTTACGAGAAACCGTAATGTTCAAGTGATGAACTTTACTTATTGCATTTGCCAATAATTCTCGATTAATAGCTAAAACTTCAACGTCGCTAATATCTGTAGACCCAATTTCAGAAGAACAAAGCTTAATAAGAGCTTCATCCTTGGTATTAAGCATAGATACTGGCAATGGGACCACTTGTGAATTGTCCATTTGGCATTCAAAAGTAGCCTGAGTGATACTACGAGCAAGAAGGACATTGTTCATCATTCCATGGAAAAAACTTTTGGACTCAGAATAGATACCTTGTGGTTGCATGCGATACTGCATACCTTTAGCTATAGCATTATGCATATTAGCCAAAGCTCTATCCTCTGATTTAGTATTCTCTTGGAAATCAAAAACTATCTTATCCATCAACTGACGATATGTCAATCCTTCACAGTTTTCCTTAAACTTAGCTCTAAGAAAATCATATGGAAAGAACTCATGAACATCTTCATCAAAAACTCCCTTACATTTGCTAATGTCTAGGCGACGATCCATAATACTAACGTCTTGAACCAGACAATACTCTTTCCTAGGAGCAAGCCAATAAGATTCTTTAAATCGTCGTGTAACAGCTTCAGGTTTCGTGACTCCCATACAATTCTGAAAACCAGTAATATTGGTAGTAGCAAAAATAAGCTGATGTTGATAATTAGTAGAACCTTTATCAGTAAGGGCAGCCATTGTTAAAGGGTATCCTAAACAGTTTCCACCACGAATAACTTCCATATACTCATTTTGTTTGGTAATAACATTATTAGGACTCTGACCAAAGTCATCGTAGACAATACAAAACTGCCCGTGATCTGCGTCCCAAAATTCATTTTCCCAAATTCGATTAAGTATATAGTCATTAGGATTTTTCTGAAAACTTTCCAAACTATTGTCATCAATGACTCTAGCGATTAATTCATGCAAAAGAGGAATGGATGAGTAACTCTTACCCACTCCAGGAGCGCCTCCAATCAAAATGCCAAGCGGTGTACGACGCGGTCCATTGTGGACTACATTGTTGGCTTTACACTTATCAAGTAGAGGTTGGATCTTATTAAGCACCATCCTGAGAGCATTACGACGATCTCTAGCACTGGGCAGAGAATTAGCCAGTAAATGTTCTCCTCTCTTCTTTATCTGATTAACACGCACAAAGAAATCAAAGTTAACATTAACTCCATCATCAAAATCATTAACCACACCAGCAACTTCCTTTGAAAAATCAAGGATGTCACTATCGGCCAATGAAATAAATTCAGGAACTTCTTTCTGTAAAACATCCCCCATCCAATTAAGGAATTTCTGAGATCTTTGCATAAACCAAGAAACAAAATCTCCTACTCCTTTCTGAGACCTATCAAAAGAACCTAGGTCTCTAGCGAGAGCAGAAAAATTGCGAGATTTATAAGAAGTATGGAAAACTTTCATAAACAATAAAGTAAACAAACCATCAGATATTGGATCAATAGCACCATCAAATTTACCTTGAGGCTTGTAAGTGTCTTCAAATCGATCTAACATACAATCACCTGGCTCATTAGGCAAATAAAGTTGCTCTTCAGCAAATTTATCGGAAATCCAAGTAGTCAAAGCACTAACAGATTCAAATCCGAAGTGTTTGAGATATTCCAAAGTATCTTTACTTTTGCGAATACCTTGTATGGTAAGGCCAATGAGAATAATGGCAGTGCCCCACTGTCTAAAGTAATAGACATGTGAAGCAAAAGCACTCCAAACAAACAAAAAGTTTAATGGATCGGAAAGAACTCCATCAATCCATTGGATCAAGCCTGAAAGCGGATTAATGTCTACTTTTACTTGGTGGTCAACAGACAGCGCACTTGTAAATTTAGTTACTATAGCTTCTAAACTAGCCAAAGAATCAGGATTTAATCCAACATCAAAGTTCATCATTTGGGGTTCATAATCAACTCGCAAAAACTCATCTGGTGGCATGTGTTTAACACATTCATCAAATTTCTTTTTCCAAAAATGAGTTCGTTCCTTTGCAGCAGAATAGTATGACGTTTGCTGCAAGTGTTTTAACTCTTTTTGGCGAGCTTGAGATCGAGAGATCTTGAATTTAGGATTAATTTTAGCATTATTTTCTAATAATTTTCTAACTTCTTTAACTAGTTCAATTTCACTAGTTTCTTCAAATATTTTTTTGTATTTTTTGTCATTACCTTGAGGAGAAAAATCCCCATAGATATTGATATTTTCTAATGTTTTTGTGTTTTTATGGTTTTTATACTGTTTATTTTGTTTTATAATGTTATCAGGTAACGCGGTGGGCTGTCGCCAAATGTTGCGTACCATCGTAAAGGTTGGAGGTCTGAGTTCAAGGCCCATAGGTATCGTTAAAGCACGTTGATACCTAGAATCCGACACAGACTGCTCCATTGTCAAATAATTCATCATATAAAGGAATAAAGATTGGAATGACTAAGAAATAGTTATAACAAAAATAAAATCCAAAAAGGAAATATTTAACTATTTTCGTGCTAAGGTCAGCACTATCTAGACGAGAAGTTAAGATATAAAAAGTTAAAATTTCAAGAATTAAACAAAAATTTAAAACTCCCAAATAACAGGGAATAGAACTTATAGAAATAAGAGGTTGGTTAAAATAAGATTTGTTTTCAATTGGAAAATCCAGTTTGAAAGAATTTGATTAAGAATCTAGGGCGTTAATTTCGTCCTCTTCAATTTGTTGTTCAATAAGTTCTTGCAAATCTCTACGTTTCTGTGGAGTATTCGCAAACTTTTTAATAGATTGAAGTTGATTTAAACCAATAAAAGTTTGTTCTTGTTCAAGAACGATTTGTCTAATAAATTGGATGTCGGTATTATCCGTGGATCCTGCCAGTTTCGAAATAAAAAGCGTCGTCTGTAGTGTATACAGAAAACTAGATAAGAAATTAAAATTTGTCTATAATGATCGTTAGTACCAAATACTAAAGATCAAGTTGTTGATTAGCGCCTTAATAGGATTTATTCTATGAAGACTAAGATAGTAATTCGGGTTTGTTAGCCGGAACTACTAGAAGCGATTGATATGATTTTAC